TCTATTTTTATATGATAATTTAAAAACATTTGGAGTGCCTAAAAAGAATGATGCAGCACCTGCTTTTCCGAGTTTCTTTTTAGCCGCCATTCCTTGTTTAAAAAATCTTATAATTCTTCTAACTATTTTAGCTTCTTTTGCACTTCTAGGAGATAATCTATATGTAAAAGAAAATGATCTTAAAGCAGGAGATTGAAATAAAAATTCCATATTTGAATTTGGAATAATACCTGCGCCTCTCGCAAGAATTGACTCTGCAGAAATACCCATTCCTTGCATTTTTACTAATCTAGAAACCAATTCTGGGCCCAACAGAGCTTTCAACTCTTCTGGAACTTTACCACCACTTTGGGCCATAATTACATCTAGATTTTTTAACAGCATCGCAATGCCTGCACCCGATCCTCCGGCCCCCATTAAACTTCCAACCGCCGCGCCAAGACCGGCGGCGGCCATATTTCCTCCGGGGTCTGCAAATGTTTGTGCGGTTATAGCAGCGCTTAGATTACCCATCGTGTCTTCACCCCAACCAACACTATTGTTATCAGAAGCACTATTTGGCATTGGTAAAAATACAGTTCCTATGGGTGATTCAAACCCAATAGGAGATCCTAGTTGTAATCCTCTACTAATAATATTAAACGCAGTTGTTGATATCTTTTGTTGGTTAAATTCAATAACCTTTCCTCCAAAAATTTCTCCTCCCTTCGGCGCTTTGTATTCATATTGTGTTATCTCAAAAATATCTTGTCCCTCCATATCCAAATCAGAGGGATATTTCATAACAAAATTTCTAAATAATCTTGCTTCGTTTATTGGTTGACCAAAATACTTATCATTTTGTCCAATTGCAATGGCGGATTTTCCAGAGTCCGTAACAACATCTGTAACGAGCTGCACGATATTCCCACTCGGACTGAAGGCTTGATTGCCACCAGGTACGGGCTGTTGTGGATTCGCCGTACTTTGGCCAGGTTGACCATTAGTAAAGTTTTGAGAAGCCCATTGTGCTATTTTTGCGCCCGAGTTAACTCCACCAATGTTGATGTATGATCGTTGTATTGACGTAACAAATGATTGGTGAAACTGCTGTTGTTGAGTAGGATTAAACCCTGCAGCAGTTGCAGCTGCCTGATTCCATGATCCGTTTTCATAAACAGGTGCAGTTCCTGGAGGAGCATTTGCTGCAATAATTCTACCATTACCGTTGGTTTTATCCCATTGTGTAATATAGGTTACTCCATTTAAAATGGTAAAATTGGGACTAATCGTTGCGTATGCCACTTAAGATTTACTCCAGGCTCTGTGATTGGGGAAAGGTTGACCTCTCATATCAACAAACTTCTCAGTGGGCAATAATGCAACGGAGGGCCAATCTTTTTCTGGGACTCTTAAAAATCCTCCACCAACTCCAGAAAAAAAGTAACGATGAATGGTATTACGAGGCACACCTACAGTATCTGACTTATTTATTAGGCTTTTTGCAAGGCCCTCTCTAAATTGTCTTCCAACATAATGAAGGTTAATGCCAATGAAATATCCCTGATTATAATTTATTTCAGTAACATATGATAATGGTTGTCTATCAAAGAATGATAGTTTTGGACTATTTGCACCGTATGTAAAAAAGTATAATCTTCCTACTTCTATTCCTCCAGTATCTTGTAAGTCAGTATCTTTTTCTTGAAATTCGCTTAATGCTTGTCTAAGTTTTCCAGTGTACCAATCACCGCTACGATTCTTCTTCCCTGCTTCTTTTAAGATAGTGTCACCAATACCTTTACCCTTTTCATATGGTATATCTTTCATACTCCTAAATCCTCCTCAGTCATGATTCGGAATTCATAATTACGATCTGCACAAAATTCTCTTGCAGCTTTCCACTTTGCTTGATTCTTTACCCAAGTCTGTACCTTATAAGCCCATGCCTTTGTTCTTCTTTTTGGATTTTGTTCTGGCATTTGTAGTTCTTTTTTGGGTTTAATTTCTATTACCACTGTTCGTGTATTTCCGCCTTTGTCTTTATACTTTACAAAAAAATCTGGAAAATATCTGTGTACTTTGTTGTCTAATGGGTTTTTGTAAGGAATCCAAAATTCTTCAGATTGCCATTGATTTACATTTTCATTTAGATCACAATACCTCATAAACTTTCTTTCCCAGAGAGAACGATAGACAATATTTGTTGGGTCGCCTCTATATTTTTTGGGATTTTCCGGTCTATATTTACCCTTATAACTCATATACATACTATAAGTCCTTAAGAAATATTTATAGATGGCTGAACCGTTTAGGCCAGATTTTCCTCGAAATGAATATAGAGTAGATCCTATCTATGTCAGGATGACTACCCCTAGGGGAACAAATGATGATCGTTCTGCTCTCCCCAGTGTAAGAGATTTATTTGGTGAACTATCTGTTACAAGTCAGTTTAAAGTTACTTTATATCTTGGAGATACTTTTTCAACCGGTGATGGACTTCCTGATAGAGATATAAATGCTTGGCTAATCACTGCTGGAGTTTTAGGAGGACTTATACCTGGAGGCGGGGGATCCGCATATTTAAATGCACTTCGTTATGAATTTATGTGCAATGAAACTTCTTTACCTGGAGTTTCATTATCAATGACGGAAGAAATTGGAAGTAGACAAGGAGTTGTTGAAAGATTTCCGATTAGAAGAGATTTTCCAGAAGTTTCGATGACATTTTATGTCGATGCTGAATATGGAATCATTCGTTTATTTGAGGAATGGATTAATTTCATAAATCCATTATATAATACAGACCGTGCAGGTCGGAGTGTACGACTTGACAGAGCAAATCCAAGAGGCGGTGTAGGTCAATTTAAAAAGAGTCAATTTTTTAGATTTAGATATCCAGAAACATATAAAAGAGACATAGCCATCACAAAATTTGAAAGGGATACATTTATCGATCCTAATACTAGAGATGTGAAGCAAACGCCATCAATGTTAACTTATAAATTTATTAATGCATTTCCAACTCAGTTAACTGCGCTACCGTTATCATATGATGGTAGTACAATTACAAAAACAAGTGTTACCTTTACATATGATCGTTATGTAATCCTAAATCATTTTGGTACAGGATCTAATTCATATACACGAGCAGAAAACACCAGAACAACCGAAGAAGGACAACAAATTTCTCTTGCAGTTCCTGCAGTTACTTGGGGACAAGGTACAGATATAACCCCATTCACCAATCCAACATATGGAGTTGCCTCTGGAATCGACCTCCCTGCTAACTTCAGACCACTGCCATAAATAAATTTAACTGATTACATTATTATATGCCATTACCTAAAATTTCTACACCAACATATGAGTTGGAATTACCATCAACTGGAAAATTTGTTAAGTACAGACCATTTCTAGTTAAAGAAGAAAAAGTTTTAATTCTAGCTCTGGAGAGCCAAGAAGTAAAACAGATTACTCTTGCAATCAAGTCAGTTCTCAAAGACTGTATTCTTACAAAGGGAGTTAAGGTTGAAGACCTTCCATCTTTTGATATCGAATACATCTTTCTAAATGTTAGAGGAAAATCCGTTGGAGAAGCCATAGATTTAGTTGTAACTTGTTCGGACGATGGAACCACGGAAGTTCCTGTCAAAGTCTATGTGGATGAAGTCAAGGTACAAAAAAATGAAGATCACACTACAGATATAAAAATAGATGATCAAATTATGATCAAAATGAAGTATCCTTCACTAGATCAATTTATCAAAAATAATTTTGATTTTACAACTCAAGAATCCATATCAACTATTGAAAAATCTTTTGATATTATTTCATCTTGTATTGAATCTATTTTTACGGAGGAAGAAGCTTGGGCTGCTGCAGATTGTACTAAGAAAGAACTCATTGAGTTTATCGAAAGTATGAACGCTGATCAATTCAAAAAGATTGAAAAATTTTTTGAAACCATGCCCAAATTATCTCACACTATAAAAGTTGTTAATCCAAAGACCAATGTAGAAAATACTGTAACATTAGAAGGGTTAACAAGTTTTTTCGGCTAATCATGGCTCATATTGATCTTGAGTCATATTTTAGAATCAACTTTGCTCTCATGCAGTTCCATAAATATTCTTTGACTGAGATTGAAAATTTAATACCTTGGGAAAGAGAAATCTATCTTGCCCTATTGAAACAACATATTGAAGAAGAAAACTTAAAGGCACAACAGGCAGCAAACCGTGGCAGTTAGTTCCCCACTTAACCCAAATGTAATTGTAAAAGAGAGAGCGGCTACTGCTGAGGGTGCTCAAAATTTTATTACTGGTGGATCCCCGTTAGGTAGGGGAGTTGTTGCAAATGCTGCAAATAAAATTGTAGGATTCCAAAGAGGTGCGACCGCAGTTGCTGCGAAACCACCAGACTTAAATGCAATAATTAGCACTCTTTCTACAAATATTTTGAATAATGTAGAAACAAGAGTACAATCCATAAATCAAAATGTAACTCAATTAGTTAGTGGAAGTCTTAGGAATTTAGAAACTGATTATAAGTCAAGAGTAGATCAAATTGACGCTGCTAAACCAAATTCGATCTTACAAAACTTTTTACAGGCTTATCAATCTGCAATTGGATACATTCAATTCTTAGGAAATAGAAAAAATGTAAAAACTCTTGGAGATAATTTAAGAGCATTACAGAGTGTTTTTGCCGAAACATTTGATGTGGCAAAAATAATTCGTCAAACTATCGTAAGAATAGTCAAACAACTTTCGAATTTACCTACAGCAACGGGCGGAGCAGGAGGATTAAATTTAGATATTAATGTTCCAGGGGGCCCATTAAGAAGGTCTATGCCTGGAGGCAGAACTGGTGGGTTATTGAAAATGGCAGTTGCAGGAGCGGGTCTTGCTGGTGCTGTGACTGCAGGGACTCAAGTGACAAGTGCGATGGCAGATGTCGGTGGCGGTGTTGAAGCGGCACCAATGGAAGAAGGAACAATACCTGGTAATTTATTAGATCGTTTTAGTTCAATTTTAGATAAATTTTCTCAAGCATTAAGCTCTCTGACGGGTAGAGGATCACGTGGTGATACGGGAACTGGTGCTGGTACTGGTGCTGGTACTGGCACTGGTGCGGGCCCTGGTGCGGGCCCTGGTGCGGGCCCTGGTGGTGATCCTGGTGGACCAGCAACAATGCCTGGCACTGACCAGGATCTTTATACTTTAGCAACAATTGCTGGACTTGAAAGCGACACTTCACAAGGACAAGCAGACGTTGCACAAGCAGTTTATAATAGAATGGCTAAAGGAAATACAAGTGCAACCGATATTTTAACTAGAGAAGGTCAATTTGAACCAGCATTTACTGCACCTTATAAAATTTCTGGTGGAAAAGTAGATCCTGAAGCAAAAAACATAAAAACTTTTGATGATGCAGTTAAGTTTAGAATGAAAAAAACTGGAGAAAAAAGAGAAAAAGCAGAAGCAGCCATTAAGGCAACTATTTCTAATTTACAAAATACTTCTTTACAACAAAATGCTGCTTCGTTTATTGGTGCTAGGACTTCATTTAGAGGAAGTCCACAAAACACAGGAAAATATTTGAGTAATTCTATTTGGAGAGGTACAGCAAGTGATAATCAATATTTAAATGAGGAGGTTTCTGGAAAAGGAACTGCTGCAGTTCCTGCATTTGTTGCTGGAACCGGAAAAGCAGGAGTAGTTGCACAAACAAATACAGGACAACCAACAGTTACAACTCCCCCACCTGCAAATACACAACAACTTGCACAAACAGTTTCGCAACCACCGCAAAATACTGCTCCACCACTTTCAGTAGCTCCAATTGACTTGTCGAGCACACAAACACAATCTACAAAAGTTGGCGATAAGGCAATACCAGCT